TGCATATTGAAACGGTGATCGGCATACTCTGTAATCCGAGACCATTTAAAGCAACGTTCACGATCAATAAGATTATCAAAATCTACAATAGAAAGTGGCCTAGTGGTAAGGACAAACTGGGGTAGCTCACTATTCATTCGCCACATATCTCGTTGGACAGCTTTACACAAGGCTGTTAACCAACTAGATCCAACTGTTATCAAACGAACCTTTATAGGTTCCAGAACGGCTCCAACACGGACATCTGCCGATCAGTAACCATAATCTCATCATACACATGAGAGATTAGGGAAGATCGAGTTAATTTGGGAACAGTATGGTGAACCTCTTCAACAACTCCCGGTCTAACTTCCTTCATAATATGAAGATCGTTATTGGTAGTTGGGAAAAGATAGGAGTTACGAGTTCGTTTTAAGTTTTCAAAAGTAAAAATCTCTGGGTAGTAGAGTCCCTGTTCTTCCATAAGAATATTACGGATTTCACGACGACCACCACCAAATGAGCGCTTATAAGTATTTGAAGCAGCTCGAGAGATCTCTTGAAGAGTTCTATCGATACGTCTAACATCTCTTGACAGAAATAAAGATTTTCCATCTCTCTTATAAATAAGGGGACGGGAAAAGAATTTCTCTATCAAGGGTTGAAGACTAACAATAGCATCCAGAGACCCACTTGGATCAGTGTTCATTGCAACAGCATGATCACAGAGACTCTTGAAAACATAATCCTCACCAACCTGAAGAGTACCTCGCTTAATACCTTGCAAATATCCCATAAAAAGACGAGCAGATGAAATACAATGTCTCCCATGGAGACGATTACGTAACATCTGACGAACCTTACCCTCCCAAATCAGGAAGGATGTAGGATTAGGGAAGAACTCCAAAGAAGGATTCTTAGGAAGTTCATCTCTAAAGTAAAAAGCAAGGGGACAGGCAGTATGATACTTTGTAAAAGATACAAAGTTCTCTTCAGGCCATAATAGGCACTTCACAATGAAGGTGCAGACATCTCGATATGTTAGAGTGGGTAAGAGTTTTGGGAATGAGTCTAATAAGACTTCAAGTTCAGCTCTCACCAGATACATCACGTCTAAAAATCGAAGATGCCTAATAACAACAATCGCAGAATTACGATCTAAGCCGTATCTAGAGCTTAGATAGTAACCCTGGGGACCTAGGTCTTGAGATAATTGGATCATACTCATTATGAGTGACCAAGAATCTCGAGGAAGATTAGACTTCTTCAAAGTTAGCGACTTTGAAGAGGCCTTCTCAACCAACCTAGTTCCACTGCTCCCAGTATCGCTCTTGGGAGATGCGGCTACTATAATCCCATCTATAGAGTTTAAAGCGAATTTAGATTCTAGCTTCTTCATACAGAATGAGTTGCCCCCCGGGTAGCT